TTTTGGATAATTTTCTAAGTCTGAAGTGTCAATCCATAAGTCGTTAGTTACAAGTGCAGTACCATCTGATTGTGTAGTTGGCGCCGTTGCACTAAACTGAGGACCATTTGGATCTGTTGTTGCATACGCTGTAGCATATCCAACGAAAGTAGTTCCATTATGTGCCATAATGTCTGCTTCGTCAGTTGCAGTGTGATACCATAATGTACCATCTGCTGGCTCGTTGCTTGGTGCACTTGTACTTGCAGTGTAACTTAATCTCTTCCAGTTACTTGCTAATATACCTGTGTTAGCACTTGAGTCAATGCTGTCACCTGTTGGAATGTCATACAAGTTGTCAATCAGTGTTGAACTGTTTGCAGTGTATGTTCCATAACTGTGTGCAGTAGTTTGACTGAAACCTGCATCTGCTAATGGCGTTCCTGTCATACCTTCTTCTGTCATTCTAAATTCACCACCAAGTTTGTGCGTCATTACAATCGCACCAGCAGTTGTTTTAGTTGCTGAAACGTTCGTTAAACCTGCACCGTTTACAGCCGCTATAAAGTCGTCTGCTCCAGTACCACCTAGTGTAACTGTTACTGCTCCGTTCAATGCCTCTTGGTTCTTGACTGACTCTTGAATTTTGAAAGTGTCTGAACTTGTGAAACTTGGAGAAGTGTTATTACTTGTAATAGTTGTAGCACCACCTTCATATCTAAATAGTTGGAAGTCACCAACGTTAGGAGTAGAATCTGTGGCATCTGCCGCTGTCATTGATTCTTCTGTAACGTTGTATTGTGCGTACACTGTACCTGTTGATATTGCAGTACCGCCGTTTGCCGCATCTAAGTTGAATATCGCTGAAGCGTGGTTGGCATAAAGTGGACTAGCCACTTGTGAGAAACTTGCACTTGCTGAACTATAAAGTTTTGTAACTAAATTTGCTCCTGCATTTGCTGAAGTTGTCTTAAACCAAACTGAACCATTAGGTCTGTCTTCGTCTGCTGTTTTCCAAGTTGGTCTGTTTGTGTGTTTGTCCTGTAAGAACTGAACACCGTTTAACACTTTGTTAGATGTTAATCCTAAGTCTGCTACTAGTGTTCCATTTCCTTCTTCAAATCTAATTGTGTTTGTACCACCTGTTGAGTCACCTAGTGCCTTACCGTTGTGGAATATTTCTAGGTTACCTGTTGTGCTGTTAACACTTGCTGTTACGTTAGTTACATTAGATCCAATCGCTGTTGCAACATCTGATAATGCTGTACCACCAGCCGTTATAGTAATATCGTTCATCTTCATGTTGTTACCACTTGTCACTGTTGTTCCTGAGGCTATTGTAACCATAGGCAATGATGCGTGCCAGTCGTTTGATCCAACTTGGTTCCAAGCATTGTTTTGATCTTTTTTGTAGATCTTGTTTGTAACGTGTGTTGTGTTGATTGCGTAATCGCCAATTACACCGATTGAAGTTTTTGGTGCACCAGTTGACACCGCACCTACTAGATCGCTAGTTGATGTGATCAATGTTGGAGTAATTGCTGTGAATGATTGATTAGTTTTTGACCACTCAAATAAACCGTAACTGCTTGATGCAAGGTCAAACCAGTACGTTCCATCTGTTGGATTTGCTGTCGGTGCCGATGCACTTCCAACAAGTTCCGCTGTGTTCACGTTCGCTCTAAGCACGTATGCTCTGTTTGCCACTCCTAAAAATGAGTAGGCCGCCTGTAAGCCATATTCGTTTAACTCATAACCATTTAGGCTATTGCCTGAAGCGTCTGTGTAGAATTTTGGATCTCCAAAAGTCTCTGTTAATTCTCTTTGTGATGATATCAAATAAGCAGTGTTGGCTGTTGCAGTTGTAGTACCTGTTGCTGTGCCGTCGCCTGCACCATTTTGCTTATCCTGTGATGATGCTACTATGAATAGTGGTGTTGTACCCGCATCTGATGGTACGTAGAAACTTTCGTTTATTACTGAAACTTCTACTCCTGGTGATGTTAATGCCATTTTTCGTATTCTCCTTGCAAGTTACGTATATACTAGAGTTATTTATTCAATCATACGGTTTTGTTGACATAATTTACCATTTTCTCGGTGCCTATATAGGTGACGTAAATACTAGTATGCAATACAAATACAGACCATTGTGTACGGAGTGTAAGACAAAGCCTAGGGCATATGCCTATAGAAGGTATGGGAGGGTATATTGGCGTAGCAGATGTGACACCTGTATCAGGAAAAAGGCCGGTAAGAAAATAGGAGGGGTGACAGCGTTACAGAGATCTGGATACAGGAAACAGAAAAAGTGTGAGTTGTGTGGATTCAAAGCACAGCACAAATCTCAGTTAGACGTGCTTTTTGTTGACGGAGATTTAAGGAATACTTCTGCTACTAATTTAAAAACTGTTTGCGCCAATTGCCAAAGGTTGGGTAGCACCCGTAGGTTGGGATGGCGGGTTGGTGATCTTATTGCTGACGATTAGGTCGTCTATCTTTCTGTACAATTCCTCTTTAGAACCGTTATTATCTATCACAAAGTCAAACTCTTCCTTTGCCCATGCATATTCTGAAGTGTGTATACCTTTAGGCTCTATATTTCCCTCTACGTAATTCACAAACCATTCTGGATCCTGGCCTCTTTTTACAAGTATAATTTTTCCCCCTTGTTGCCTGATCTGTTTCACTTCGTTGGGAAATCTTGTGTCCGCTATAACTGTGTCTTGGCCTTTGTATCTACCAATGCAACTATCAACCCAGATACCATCATACATTTGACCACGCATTACTTCTGTACCAAAGTATTGTAGTACCCACCTCGGAGTTGTTGGCTTGCCAAATTTTTCACTCCAGAATTTATCAGGTTGTTCTCTCCAATACCTGCTTGATTCGGTATCTCCTTCCAGCATACTTCTATCCCAGTTGAACATTGATGCTACTGCATCTTTCAAACTTTTAGCAAAACTGTCCTTTTGATATCCGTGCTTTTCAACCAGCCTGTCAGAGACAGTGCCTTTGCCCGAACCTATTAAACCTACTACACCTATCAGCATAGGTTCATTATACTATTTTTTTAGACGCTTTTCAATCTCTTTCTTTGCTTCTTGCACTGTTTTCAACATGGTAATTCGAAGGTCTTTTTTCTTTTGTTTCAGCGCCGCGATACTCATGTTTTCTATGTCCTGAACCACTAACTCAAGTTCATCAATTGTGAGATCTGAATAATTTTTATAATTGGAGTCTTTCATTACAGAGTATTTAAATTTAGTTTTGGTTCAATTAACCAATAACAAAACTGTGTGGAGTACCGCCTTCTGCAAAATTACCAATGTCTGCTTCAAGTCTTTCCATTTCAGCAAGGCCTTGTTGTTTAAGTTCACCACCATTTAAAGTTGTTCCACCTTGTGGTCCTGCGATAGTATTGAACTTCCCTCTTGCTTCACCAAGCATCACTTTAGATACAGCCAGTGTGTAATCTCTTATCCAAGGTTTAGAATAGATGTCTTTGAATAAAGTTATGTCAGGCCTAAAGTTGTCAGTGTGCATAAGCACAGTTTCGTTGTCCGCTCGTGGACGTTGCGTGATTGTAAGTTTTTTGGTTGCAACATCGAAATGAAACTGTATGAAACTGCCAAATAGTTTTCCAACTAATTCTTGATAACTTGCGAAAGCATAGTAGGTTGCTAGTCCGCCTGTTGCTCCTGCTCTTAACAAATATGTGTTTGTGTACGCCAAGTTAAATGGTTCAAACAGTGTACCACCTTCTCCGCCTTCAGTTCTTGATCCTACCGTTCTTCTGTGTAGACTTCTCACATTAATAATTTCATCAGGAAGTATGTATGAGTTTTGATCTTTTTTAAGTTCAAGAAAAGCATAAGATTCTTCAACGGCATTTGAAGAACGCTGTCTGAATTTATTGATTGCCCTCTCCAGTGCTGTTTGGTAGTGTTTTGGGTCTAATTCAACGTCAATCATGCCCTCACCTAGGTTATTTTTGACGTAATCGAATATCTCTTGTTGACCTGTTTGTAGTTCTGACATACTCATATTTATAGCCTTTGCCTTGGCAATAAATATGTGTGATATGCCAAGATTATCCATTTTTAAGCCTGAAAAAGGCAATGACTATAAGTTCTTCGATCGCAACATCAAAGAGATGTTTACAGTGGGCGGAACTGACCTACATTTCCACAAATATCTAGGGCCACACGATCAGGGTGATACAAACAAAGATGGGCCAGCATCTCCTAGTCAACCGCGTGTAACTGGATCTGATTTGAACGAAACAACTATACAGGATTTGTTGTTTTTAGAGAACAGGGATAGAAAATATTCCAGTGACATCTATACTGTTCGTGGCATTTACAATGTCCAAGATGCCGACTTCAACTTATCTCAGTTTGGTATGTTTTTACAAAATGACACGTTATTCCTAACAGTGCATTTGAATGACATTGTTGAAAGAATTGGTAGGAAACCAATGTCTGGCGATGTGTTAGAATTTCCACACATGAAAGAAGACTATTCATTGGACGAATCTATTCCAATAGCACTGAAAAGATATTATGTGATAGAAGATGTAAACAGAGCCGCTGAAGGATTTTCACAAACCTGGTGGCCACATCTATTAAGACTCAAATTAAAAACTTTAGTAGATTCACAAGAATTCAGAGATATACTTGGCGATGCCACAACAGAAAATTCAGTGGCGAGTTATATGTCAACATTCAACAGAGAAAAAACAATTAATGATCAGATTGTTGCACAGGCAGAAGCAGATTCTCCAAAAGCAGGATTTAATTATAAGCAATATTACGTGGCACCTATTGATGAAAGAGGGAACATACGTACAGAAAATGTTAACACAGAAGCACAAAGGGCCAGCAGTAATAATACAGTAAACGCATCAATAGATACTCCGGCAAGTTCGCATTATGGTTTTTATCTAGACGGAGACGGAGTGGCCCCTAATGGTAACCCGGCGGGATTCGGAATATCATTTCCAACTTCTGGTGTAGATACAGGAGACTACTTTTTAAGGACTGATTACCTACCTAACAGATTATTTAGATATGATGGAAATAGATGGGTCAAAATAGAAGACTCTGTCAGAATTAACATGACCAATGTAGATGGCAGGTTAAATTATAAGACAGGATTTGTTAACAACACAACAGAATCAACAATAAACGGACTTACAGTGAAACAGAGACAATCGTTAACTGATGCACTCAAACCAAAGGCTGACAATTAATGCTACATTTTTACGAAGGACAGGTTAGGAAATTTCTTACTCAGTTTATTAGAATTTTGAGTAATTTTTCTGTAGAAGTAGGTAAAGGCGCCGATGGTTCTGTTGCCTTAAGAGCAGTGCCGGTTGTGTACGGAGATCCAACAAGACAGGTTGCAAATATTATTAGAAACAATAGTGAAAATGCATTGAATTATGCACCAAAGATAGCCTGTTATGTCAGAGAATTAAACTATGATAGGGAAAGAATGCAGAATCCCTATCATATTGAAAAACAACACCTAAGAGAAAGAGATGTTGATTCGGACGGAAATTATACTAATCAATTAGGTGCTGGTTACACGGTTGAAAAAGTAATGCCGTCGCCTTTTAGATTGGAAGTTACGGCGGATATTTTTTCATCAAACACAGATCAAAAACTACAAATTATGGAACAGATTTTGTATTTGTTCAATCCTGATTTTGAAATTCAAAAAACAGACAATTACATAGACTGGACAAGTTTAAGTTATGTTGAGTTGGGTAGTATCACATTCAGTTCGAGAACAATTCCTGTAGGCGCTGACTCTGAGATTGATGTAGCAACTATGAATTTTAGTATGCCAATTTGGTTATCACCACCGGTCAAAGTAAAAAAACTAGGAGTAGTACAAAAAATTATAATGAGTATGTATGATGACGAAGGTGGCATCGCTAAAGGACTGGTTAGTGGTCCATTGATATCACAAAGTTTCATAACACCAAACAATTTTGGATTACTTGTTACAGGAAATCAATTGAGATTATTAGGTACAACTGGCGTTAATGTAAAATCAGGTGGGGACGGTTTTCATACAGGTGCTAATGAACCAAGCAACTTTGATCCTTTTGAAACTTTTGGCCCAGCAGTAAACTGGAAAGTGTTAATAGATCAGTACGGCAAAGTAATAAACGGTACTTCCCAAATACGTTTGACTCAGCCAGACGGCAATGAAATTATTGGTACTATTGCAACTACCACTCTCGATGATACAATTCTATTATACACAATAGATTCGGATACTATACCAAGCAATTCACTTACAGCAGTTAAAAAGATAATAAATCCTGCTACATTTGATCCGGGTACGCCATCAAATGGCGATAGATATTTGGTTATTAATGATGTAGGGGACAGCACAGCCAGTTTCAGAAGTGCCACTTGGGGTACACTTGTAGCAAGTGTTGGAGATATTATTGAATACAATAGTGCCACATCAAAATGGAATGTGGCATTTGACGCCTCTAACCCAGACAGTACACAACACTACGTTACCAATCTTAACACAGGTATACAATACAGATTCAACGGTACAGAATGGGTCAAATCCTACGAGGGTGTTTATACACAAGGAAACTGGAGTATTGTTTTGGATGGNGGAGCAAGTCCTGGATACAATTCATCAATTGACGCAACAACTCCATAGTTGTTATAATAACTTATGAAAGATAACATCGTTTGTTCAGGTGCCCTGTTCTACGCCACAAACACCAAACGTTTTCTGTTCCTGCAAAGGACTGATCGCAAAACGCAAGGAATGTGGGGTTTAGTTGGGGGCAAATCTAAGTTTACTGAAAGTGCATTCGAAGGACTTAAACGGGAAATAGAGGAAGAAGCAGGCAGTATCCCTAAATTTAAAAAAGTTATACCTCTGGAGATGTTTACATCTAACGATCAGAAGTTCTTCTTTCACACATATCTAATAGCAATAGAATCTGAATTTATTCCTAAACTTAATGACGAACATTCCGGATACTGTTGGACGGCTTTTGAATGCTGGCCCAAGAACTTACACATGGGTCTAAAAAATACTTTGAACAATAAAAGTATCAAAGGAAAATTGCAAACTATCTTAGATCTTATTGTCTAAAAAAAAGGCGACTCGAAAGCCGCCTTTTAGTTCTATTAAAAAGTAAAAATATTTATTAGTGACTTGTTCTTACTACCGCTAATACTGAACCGTTACCACTAGTTGTTTTGCTTGTAAGGGCTCTACCAATCACGTTGAATGCTGTGCATTCTGATTTTTGAGCCGCTTTAGCATAACCTGGTACTGATGCAGAAATAAGTCTATCACCTTTGTTTACCATACCAATAACTTTTACGTCTACTCTTCCAGTCATTGCTACGTATGGGTGAGTTTCGTCGTTACCTGCGCCACCGTTCATTTTGAAAGCCGCTTGGTCTAAACTAGAAATTACACCAAACACATCGTCTGATCCTTCTTCGTTGACCTTGCAAATTTCTTCTGCTCCGCCTAGTGCTACAACTGTTCCTGGTGCCAATACTTCATCCGATGCAAATCTTTCAGCGACGTCAGAATATTGTGCCGCTGTCGCTGTACCTTCTAAGTTCGCTAATAGCGTTCCAACTGATACTGTGATACCGCCGGATTTGTCTGCGCCTGTGGATGTTGTTAAACCCATTGCGAATTTGTCTGCTGATTCATCCCAAATGATTGCCGCGTTGTTACCAGTTGAACCTCT